TATCCATTTAATGGTACAAAAGAAAAACGTAGAACTTTAGTTTGTAACTGTGATGTAAATTATAACCCCGTATCAAGTAGAACAGCTTCAGGACAAAACGAATGATTATAAAAATGCCAAGATGGTCTAGCTATATGGCTACCACAACAAAACCTATTTTTACACCACAACAATGTGAAATGGTTATACAAGCAGGACACAAACAAAAACCACAGGTAGCACAGGTAGGTATGAATAAACCAGGTGGTGGAGTAGATACTAAAAAAAGAACGACAACAATATCTTGGATTCCTTTTAAAGAAATGAAAGAGATGTATTCACAAATTGAAGCTACTATGCAAGCAACAAATTTAAATCATTTTGGTTTTGAGAATATGAAAATTACAGAACCAGCTCAGTTTACAGAATATCCTAAAGGTGGGTTTTATGATTGGCACATGGATTTAGATGTTAATGGTAAACACGAACCACCGGTTAGAAAAATATCAATGACAATATTATTATCTGACCCATCTGCTTTTAAAGGTGGACATTTAGAATTTATGGAAAAAAATAAAGTACCCGAGTTAAAACAAGGTCAAGCTATATTCTTTGCAAGTTTTATTAGACATAGAGTTGCACCAGTAACTAAAGGCATGAGAAGATCTTTAGTTATGTGGTTTGGCGGAACTCCATTTAAATAATGAACCGAGAAGTATTATTTCCAACTCCTTTATATTTTAAAGACTTACCTAATGCTAAAGAGTTAAATAAATATTTATTTAAACATATTAAAGCTTGGTACAAAGCTGATCCTAAAGGTGAGATAAAAACTAATTCAGGTTATGGTTGGCATAGTAAAACCGACATGAATCAAAAAAAAGTATTTGATCCTCTTACACAGGAACTATTTAAAATGGCTGAAGAGTGTAATAAAGATTATGGTGTACAACCTAAACTAGGACTAGGTAATATGTGGGCTAATATTAATCCAACACATAGTTATAATAAAACACATACTCATCCTAACTCATTGTGGTCAGGTGTGTACTATGTTAAAGTGCCAAAAAATTCAGGTAAATTATTTTTAGAAGATCCAAGACCAGGACCCAATACTTATATGCCTAGACGACTAGATAATATACCTAAACAACTATGGCGTGTAGTAGCTTATGATGCAATTGAAGGTAGAATGGTATTTTTTCCAGCATGGCAACCACATGGTGTTGATATAAATATGAACAAAGAAAAAGGTGAAAAGAATTGGAGAATATCTGTATCTTTTAATTTTATACAAACATGAGTTTTAAAAAAAATAAATACCAAGTTATTAGAAATGCTATATCAAAAGAACTAGCTGATATAGGTTATAATTATTTACAAATATCAGCAGAGGCAGATCATTGGATGCTTACAAATCAAGTAACACATGAAAAAAATCCATTGATAGGTAATTTTAAAGATGCACAAGTACCGGGATCTTATGCTAAATATGCAGATAGATTAATGGAAATACTACTAGTTCAAACAATACCTGTAATGAAAGCTAAAACAAACTTAGATCTAATACCTACCTATTCTTACACAAGATTATATAGAACAGGAAATATATTAAACAGACATAAGGATAGACCTAGTTGTGAGATATCAACAACACTTAATTTAGGTGGCGACCCATGGCCAATATTTATAGATCCAACAGGAGAAAACAATGTTATTGATGAATATCAAGGTGTTATAAAACCTGATGCACCCAAAGGTATACAAGTTAATTTAAAACCAGGTGATATGCTTATATATTCTGGTTGTGAGTTAGAACACTGGAGAGAACCTTTCCAAGGCAAGTTATGCGGACAAGTATTCCTACACTATAATCATGCAAATGGACCCTTTGCAAAATCTAATTTGTATGATAAAAGACCTATGTTGGGTATACCCAAAACTCGTTGATTCACAGCGCATTTTACTATAATCTAAAGGACATATGTTACAGAAAATAAACTTTCAACCTGGGTTTAATAAACAAGTTACTTCAACTGGTGGTGAAGGCCAATGGCAAGGTGGAGATAATGTTAGATTTAGATATGGTACACCTGAAAAAATAGGTGGTTGGGCACAATTAGGTTCTGTTGATATTACAGGTCGTAACACAGCTATTCATCATTTTATAAATACATCAGGTATTAAGTATGCAGCCTTAGGAACTAATAGAATTTTATATGCATACTCTGGTGGTATTTTTTATGACATCCATCCTTTAAAAACTACAACAACTTTAACTAATGCTTTCTCTACAACTAATGGATCAGCTATTGTAACTATTACTTTTGCATCTGATCATGGTATTGGTGCAGGTGATATAATTTTATTAGATAATTTTACAGCTATCACAGGTTCTAATTTTTTATCTACTAATTTTGATGATAATAAATTTCAAGTTACTTCTATACCTACAGCAACAACTTTAACTGTAACCATGGCCTCTAATGAAGGTGGTTCTGGAGCAACTACTTCTGGTGGTATTAGAGTAAAACATTATTACCCTGTAGGACCAGCTCAAGAAGTTGCCTCAACAGGTTGGGCTTTAGGACAATGGGGTGGAACACAATCAGGACAATTTACTTCTACTTTAGCTGCAAATATTAATACATCGGTTACAAGTTTAACAATGGCTAGTGCTACATCTTTTCCATCAACAGGAACAGTTATTATAGCCTCAGAATTAATTACATACACAGGAAAAAGTGGTAACACATTATCAGGTTTAACTAGAGGAGCATCAGGTACAACTGCTGCATCTCATTCATCAGGAGCTACAGTTACAGATGCTTCTAAATTTGCAGGTTGGAACTCAGCAGTATCAGGAGACGTTGTAACTGATCCTGGTTTATGGACATTAGATAATTTTGGTAACACTTTAATTGCATCTATTTTTAATGGAGAAAGTTTTTCTTGGAGTGCTAATGCATCAAACGCTACAAATACAAGAGCAGTAATTATATCAGGAGCACCTACAGCTTCTAGAACTATGCTTGTAACTGCACCAGATCGTCACTTAGTATTTTTTGGAACAGAAACAACTATTGGAACTAAAAGTACACAAGACGAAATGTTTGTAAGATTTTCATCTCAAGAAGATATTAATAGTTATACACCTACAGCAATTAACACAGCAGGTACACAAAGACTATCAGACGGATCAAGAATAGTAGGCGCTCTTAGAGGTCGAGATGCTACATACATTTGGACTGATACAGCATTATTTATTATGAGATTTGTCGGTGCTCCTTTTACTTTTTCTTTTCAACAAGTAGGTACTAACTGTGGATTAATAGGTAAGAACGCAGCCGTAGAGGTTGATGGTTCTGCTTATTGGATGTCAGAGAACGGTTTCTTTAGATACACAGGTAAACTAGAATCATTAGAATGTTTAGTAGAAGATTTTGTTTATGATGATATTAATACAATACCTAAAGAACATATTAATGCAGGTTTAAATAACTTGTTTGGTGAAGTTGTGTGGTTCTATCCTAACTCAGGATCAGGAATAGTAAACAGAATGGTGTCTTATAATTACATAGACTCAACTCCACAAAGATCTGTATGGACAACAGGTACATTAGCTAGAACAGCGTGGCAAGATTCTTCTGTGTTTGGTACACCACATGCAACAGAATACAACTCTTCTGGTACAACACCTTCAACAAGCAAAGACCATGTGATTGGATGTACTGATGGTACATCAACATACTATGAACATGAGACAGGATTAAATCAAGTTAAAGAAGGATCAACTACTGCCATTGCAGCCAACATAGAATCAGGAGATTTTGATATTGGTCAACAAGGATTAGATGGAGATGGTGAGTACATGATGAAGATTAGAAGAATCATACCAGACTTTTTAGCACAAACAGGTGACGCAAGAATTACATTAAATTTAAGAGACTTTCCAAACGATGTATCTGTTAGTTCATCTCTTGGACCCTTTACAGTAACGAGTGGTACACAAAAAATTGATACACGTGCTAGAGCTAGATCTGTATCTTTAAAAGTAGACAACACTAGTACAAGTCAGTTTTGGAGACTAGGTACATTTAGATTAGATATACAACCAGATGGCAGAAGATAATGGGAATAGATAAAATAAAAAAGAAAAAAAAGAAAACAAAAAAATATAAAAAAAGAATGCCTTTTTGGGGAGGCGGTGAAAGTTATGGTGGTGATCCAAGTGCAGGAGCAGACGATGGTGGTCCTGGCAGTGGTCCTAGTGGTCCTAGTGGCGGTGATGATGGTGGCGGTGAGTCTTATACTTATACTGCACCTACTCCAGATCCAACGCCAACTGTAGATTTTTCTGACACTAACGAACCAGGTGTATCTCCAACGCCAACTGTAGATTTTTCTGACACTAACGAACCAGGTGTATCTCCTGTTGCAGTCACAACTTATAATTATGAAGGTCCTACTTACGATGAAGAAGTAAGTATAAATACTCCTCCATCAACACCTGTTAATTTTTCGGACACTAACGAACCAGCTATAAATCCTTATCCAACAACACCTGTTAATTTTACGGACAATAGTGAACCAGGTGTAAATCCTGGTTTATATAATCCCGTTACTTATGTGAATAATTCTAATAATGATAGATTAGGTATTAATAATATTAAAAAGTTTGCTCCAGATCCTAAAGGTGGATTTAAAAAAGGTATAACAGGTTTGTTAAAACTTTTAGCCTATAATTTAATACCTGGTTTATTACCAGCAAAACTTGGAAAAATGTATCAAACATACAAAACAGTAAAACCTGCATATGATTTTGCTAAAAAAGTTGCTCCAGATAAATTTAAAACATTCGATGATAAAGTTAAAACAGCCTTTAAACCAGGACCAGGCGGCACGAAACCACCAAGCGGCACGAAACCACCTACAGGTTTTAATAATGATGATAACAATGAAGGTAATACTTTAGTAGCTAAAAATGTAATAGCTAAAAGTGTACAAGAATATAGTCCAAAAGAACTTAATACTATACAAAA